CACCTCGGTCGCGACAACCGACCCCCTCCCTGACGGGTCGGGGTGCGGTTGTGCGCCCTCGTGGACGGGCAGCAGCATGACCAAGACCCCCACCCCCGAGGAGCGACGGGAACGGGTGCGCGCCCTGTTGCGGCGACTGTCACCCGGCACCCTCGAGTTCCTCGACCAGGCCAAGACCAGATTCCCATCGGCCAAGATGACCGCCCTCGAGGTCACCGAAGCCGACGGCACTACCCACCGGATCGCCGGCAAGGCGTCCACACCCCCCAAGGAGACCCCATGAGCTACGACAACACCAACACCGGAACCCTCGGCCGCAACGAGCGCAAGGAGAAGGACACCCACGCCGACTACCGCGGCTCCATCAACGTCGGCGGCGTCGAGTATTGGCTCGACGGCTGGATCAAGACCGCAGGCCCGAACGCGAAGACCCCGGGCTCGAAGTTCCTGTCCCTGCGCGTGAAGCCGAAGGACGGCGCACCCACTGCAGCCAAGCCGGCGCAGACCTCGACCGACGAGTTCAACGACGAGATCCCGTTCTGATGCTGAAGATCATCCGCAGCTGGGCGAGCCTGCTCGTGCTCTGCGCGAGCATCGGCATCGTCGTCGGCGTCATCGGCGGCACGGCGCTCATCGTCGCGCGCGGCATCGAGGCGATTGCCCGATGAACTGGCGCGTCGACCGTGGCATCGGCGAGAAGCCGATCAGGCTCTGCCCGGTCTGCGGCGTGGAGTCGGTCGCGGGGAAGAAGTGCCGCTATCACATCCACAGCGAGAAGCGAACGGAATATCATGCGGCCTACTACCGCGCGAACCACGCGAAGCTGCGGCCAGTCGCAGCCGAGCGTATGCGCTACAACCGCGAACGCAACCGGGTGAAGCGTGACGTCATCCGCGCCCTCTGCGAGGGCATCGACCAAGGCAGACAGGAGGCCATGACCTGATGGGCGCATCGCAACGACGAAAGGGTGCAGCCGGCGAGCGTGAACTCGCGCAGATCCTCACCACCGAGCTCGGGCTCTGCGTGCAGCGCAAGCTCGGCCAAGCGCGCGACGGAGGCTATGACCTGACGCAGACCGGACCCTTCACCTGGGAGGTCAAGCGCCGCAAAGGCATCGCCGTCCACGAGTGGGTCGAGCAGTGCGTCAAGGCTGCAGGCCCGCACGACATCCCCGTCGTGGCCTGCCGCGGCGACGGCAAAGAGTGGCTGGTGGTCATGCGCCTACAGGACGCGCTGCCGCTCATCCGTGGCGAAATCAGCGAGGCACCGATGGAGCCATGAAAAGCCGCGACGAATACTTCTGCCGAGGCCCTTGGGTGCTCGTCTCCCGCGAGGCCTTCTTCTGGACCGGCGAGCGCAACGCCAGCGTCCCGCTCAATGCCTGGTGGACGCAGCACCTCAGCGAGGCAAAGCAGTTCCGAAGCGTGGCCGAATGCTATCGCGCCGCTTCAGGGGTCAAGCGCCTTGCCTCTGCCCGCCCACGCCGACTCGACCGATGAGCGAGCTCGCCTTCACCCGCATGAAGCTCGCGCAGTGGGCTCGGTACTGCCGAGGCCGCGCGCGCACCGGGTACCCGACCTCGGCCGCCTTCACCCATGCCGGCGAGGGCGATCGCGCGCACGATGACCTCAGCGAGATGCCGCCAGACCTGAGCGAAATCGACCGCATTGTCGCTCACCTCGCCGAGCTGCATCGCTTGCCGCTCGTCACGTTCTACCTCAGCCGCGCCGCGCTCGAGGTCAAGGCAGCACGCCTGCGCATCAGTCGCCGCACGCTCATGCGCCGGGTCGCAACCGCCGAGCAGCAGGTTCACCTTGAGCTGGTGTCTTGCACCTGCCCAGAAAGTGTGCCATAAGGCGGCACAGTGGCCGGGCTACCGGCGACAGAATCGCGGCACGGCACACACACACAGGTCCCACACCTAGGCCGGAGACCGCGCCCTATGCGATACGACGTCCGCGCCGACCTGCGCGAAGCCATGCAAAAGCTCGAGGGACTTCGAAAGGACCAGATCCCGTTCGCTACTGCCTTCGCGCTCACGCAGACGGCCAAGGACAGCGAGGCCGCGGTCAGGACCAAGATGCGGTCGGTGTTCAACAACCCGACCCCGTACACGCTCGCAGGCCTCTTCGTGAGGCCCGCGACGAAGGCTCGGCTCACCTCGACCGTGAAGTTCAAGGACGAGTCGGCCAAGGGTGTCCCTGCTGACCGCTACATCACCGTCCAGGTCGAGGGCGGCGCACGTCGTACCAAGGGCTTCGAGGAGCTGCTGATCCGCAGCGGGGTGATGCCCCCGGGCTTCTACGCCGTGCCCACACGGGCGGCTCGACTGGACTCTTACGGCAACGTGCCGAGGGGTACGCTTAACGCCATCCTCTCGCAGCTGCAAGCGAGCCGAGACGTGCTGTCACGCGAGACCCCGGCAAGCAAGGCTCGAGCAGCCAAGCGCCGCAACCGCAGGACGAGCCGTTACTTCACGGCCTACCCCGGCCGAGCGAGGACCAAGCATCTGCCGCCCGGGATCTACGAACGCGTGGGCTTCGGCTTCGGCTCGGCGATCCGGCCGGTGTTTCTGTTTGTGGAACGCGCCCCGGTATACAAGCCTCGGCTGCCGTTCTACCGCATCGTCGACGAGACGCTGCGGCTGAGGCTAGTGCCGAACTTCGAGCGCGCCTTCGAGCTGGCCGAGCGCACGATGCGGCCGGCGGCCTGATGTTGCGCCGCCGCCACGGCCTGCCGGGGTGTGGTGCCGACGCCACAGGGGGGTGTTGCGCCCCCGCCACAGGTCACGGGTCCTCCCGGAAAGGGCGGGATGCGGGTAATTCGGACCCCGGTGTGATTGTAGCGCCAGTGAAACACTAGCCGCCTTCCCGAGAATGGAGCAGACCGCTTGAGCCGAGGCATAGCCGCCCTTTCGCAGATCCAAGCCGCCACGCTGCTCGGCGTGACGCCGCGAACGCTGCGCGATTGGGCTGATGCGCCGCGCAACGGTGACGGATCATACCCCGGCCCGGCGATCGTAAAGTACTGGGCCGAGCGAACTTTCGGCACCGGCGGCGCGGAATCGCACCCGACGCAGCGCGAACGGCTCGCGGCAGCGCAGGCGGAGAAGGTGGAGGCGGAGAACCGGGTCAGGCGCGGCGAGCTGGTGGAGATCGAGCAGACGGCGCAGGGCTGGGACGACATTGTCCTGGCGACGCGCGCGAAGCTGCTGTCGCTGCCCACGAAGCTCGCTCCTCAACTCGTGCGACAATCGGACCCGAATGCCATCAGCCGCGCCATCGCAGACGAAATCGACCACGCTCTCGCCGAACTTGCGCGCGAGGATGGCGCGGACGATGCGGCTCTTCGCACCACCGCCGAAACTGACGGTTTCGCAGTGGGCGGACCGGTACCGGAGGCTGTCTAGCGAGGCGTCGGCCGAGCCCGGCATCTGGCGCACCGACCGTGCGCCGTACCAGCGCGGGGTTATGGACGCCGTCGCGGACGACACGGTGCGCGAGATCTGGGTGATGAAGTCGGCGCAGGTCGGCTGGACCGAGATCCTCAACAACGTCATCGGCTACCACGTCGCGCAGGACCAAGCCCCGATGCTTCTGGTGCAGCCGACGCTTGAGATGGCGGAGGCCTGGTCGAAGGACCGCCTCGCGCCGATGGTGCGAGACACGCCGGCGCTGAGTGAGCTCATCGCCGACCCGCGCTCGCGGGACTCGGGGAACACGCTCCTCCACAAGAAATTCCCCGGCGGTCACCTGACCGTCGCGGGTGCGAACTCGCCGGCGGGGCTGGCGTCGCGGCCGATTCGCGTGGTGCTCTTCGACGAGGTGGACCGCTACCCGGCCTCAGCCGGCACGGAAGGCGACCCGGTGAGCTTGGGCAAGAAACGCACGGCGACCTTCTGGAACCGCAAGGTGTTGGCGGGATCGACGCCGACCATCAAGGGGTCGAGCCGCATCGAGGCGGGCTTCGAGTCGGGCGACCAGCGGCTGTACTTCGTGCCGTGCACCCACTGCGGCGAGATGCAGCGGCTCGTCTGGTCGCAGGTACGCTGGCCGGACGGTGACCCGGCGGCGGCGGCCTATGTGTGCGTCGCCTGCGGTGCCGAGCTCGGCGACGCGGACAAGGCCGAGATGCTGCGTGCGGGTGAGTGGCGGGCGACGCGCGAGAGCCGCGGCATCGCATCCTTCCACATCAGCGAGCTGTATTCGCCGTGGTCGACCTGGGGCGAGATGGCGGTGGCGTTCCTCGAGGCGAAGAAGCTGCCCGAAACGCTGCAGACGTGGATCAACACGTCGCTCGGCGAGACCTTCGAGGAGCGCGGCGACGGTGTCGCGGCGGTGGGCCTTGCGGCGCGGCGCGAGCCGTACACGGCGCAGTCGCTGCCCGGCGGCGCGCTGGTGCTGACCTGCGGCGTCGACGTGCAGGACGACCGGCTCGAGGCGTCGGTCTGGGCGTGGGGGCGAGACGAGGAGGCGTGGCTCGTCGAGCATCAAGTGCTTCCCGGTGATCCCGGCAGCGAGTCGCTGTGGGCTGACCTGGACGCATTTCTGAACCGGCCGCGGTCCCGTGAAGACGGGCGGCAGATGCTGATCGAGGCGACGTGCGTCGACTCGGGCGGCCACTTCACGCAGCAAGTGTACGGCTACTGCGCGCGGCGCAAGGCGCGGCGCATCTGGGCGGTGAAGGGTGCCGGCGGCTTCGGGCGGCTGGTGTTCCCGAAGCGTGCGGGGCGCGCCGGCAAGACGTCGGCGCAGCTCTACATCGTCGGCGTCGACACGGCCAAGGACGTGCTCTTCGGGCGGCTCAAGCGGGTCGTCGAACCGGGCGCGGGCTATGTGCACTTCCCGGCCTCGGTCGATGATGTCTACTTCGACCAGCTGACCGCCGAGACGATGGTCTACCGGGTAGTGCAGGGCCGCCGGATGCGTTCCTTCAAGCCGAAGTCGGCCGGGGCGCGAACGGAGGCGCTGGACTGTTTCGTGTACGCCTACGCGGCCTTCGTGGGGCGCGGTGGAGGCAACGTGTTGACGGCGCGGCGCGACCAAGTGGCGGCGGATGTCGCTGCGGTCGAGCCGGTCGTCGAGGACAAGACCGAAGCGGTGCCGGTTGCGCCGCGGCGAGTTCCGCTGCGTCGTCCGCCTCGAGGCGGCGGTGGTGGCGGGTGGATGAACGGTTGGCGCTGAGTGCGCCGAGGTGATGCATGGCTGACAAGAAAATCTCAGCACTGACGGCGCTGACGGCGGCGAACGTCGCCCCGGCGACGGACGTGGTGCCCATCGTCGACACGAGCGCGACCGAGACCAAGAAGGTCACGGCGAAGGATCTCGTCGACGGTGCGCTGAATGGCGGCACCGCGAACGGCGTCCTCTACCTCAACGGCTCGAAGGCGGCGACGAGCGGCGGCGACCTGACCTACAACGGCACGAATGTCGGTTTAGGCGGCAGTCTCGGCACCACGCCCTCGCTGAACAAAGGGTTCTATCTTCAGTCCGACAGCAACAACGCAGTCATCGGCTACTCGCTCCATGTGAACGACGGCGCGAACAACCGGCGCGGGTCGATGTTCCTCGACGATTCTGCGGGGCTGTGGGGATGGGATGTTACCGCGTCGAGCGGCGTTCCGTCCTATGTCTGGCGCAGCGTGTCGGTGGAGCAAATGCGCCTCGACACCAACGGCAACCTCGGCATCGGGACGAGTTCGCCGGGTACGCGGCTGCACAGCAGGTCCACGCAGGCCGACAACCTGCGACTTGAAGGCACGACCGCGCGGGGCAGCGGCAGCGTGTTCGGGTCATTTTTTGACCCTACCGGACGAAAAGGCTTTTGGGGCTACGCGGCCGCGCTTGACGATACATTCTTCATTTCCAATGAAATGAACGCGCAATTGGCTTTTCAAACCAACGCCATCACTCGCGCATCAATCACCGCCGCTGGAAACTTCTGCGCTGGCGCACAATCTGCCCTCGCCACGACCGCGACGGACGGATTCTTGTATGTCCCGACCTGCGCGGGTACGCCTACGGGTACGCCGACCGCCATCACGGGTATGGCACCCATCGTCGTGAACACGACCAACAACAAACTGTATTTCTACAGCGGCGGCGCGTGGCGCGATGCCGGGCCGTAACGGAGAGACGCCATGAAGCCGATCTGGACCATCAACACACTCGAGGTCGAGCCGCAGCGCGGCCAGCTCGCCGATGTCGTCGTGACGGCGCATTGGAGCTGCGGCCTCGCCGACGGCGACCATGCCGCGTCGGTCTACGGTGCCGTCGCGCTCGACGCCCCGGTCGCCGGCAGCTTCTGCCACTTCGCCAGCCTTGAGGAATCGCAGGTCATCGAGTGGGTGAAGGCGAAGGTCGGCGCTGACGCGACCGAGGCCGCTGTCGCCGCGCAGCTCGCCGAGCGCAAGTCCCCCAAGGTCATCAAGCCGGAGCTGCCGTGGAACACGAGCAAGGCCAAGCCCAACAAGCCGAAGTGACGCTCACCGTCGAGCTGCACGAGGCCGTCGCGCTCGTGAATATGCTCGGCGCGGTGCCTACGAGTCAGGGTGCATACCCGCTCTGGGCCAAGCTCCGCGACCAGGTGAAGCCGCTCTTGCCGCCGGACACCCCGGCATGAGGAATCATGGCTAACGTCTTCGACACCGCCAACTATCCGACATCGGAGCCGACGCGGCTGCAGGCGGGCGACCGCTGGGCGTGGAAGCGGGTGGATCTGTCGGGCGACTACCCGACGGCGTCCTACTCGCTCTCGTATGTCGCGCGCCGCGACGGCACCGGCGAGCGCATCGCCATCACGGCCTCGGAGACGACGGAGGGCTACATCGTCGAGGTGGCCTCGACGGTGACGGCCGACTACGCGCCCGGCCGCTACCAGTGGTCGGCCTTCATCACGCGCACGAGCGACGGCGCGCGCGCCGAGGTCGGCTATGGCTCCTTCGAGGTCGGCGCGAACCGTGCCACCTCAACCGACGACCCGCGCAGCTTCGCGCAGATTGCCCTCGACAACATCGAGGCGTACCTCAAGGACCCGAACAACCTGCAGGCGGCCTCGTACTCGGTCGCCGGCCGCAGCCTCAGCCGCTGGAACCGCGCCGATCTTCTGACCGAGCGCGACCGCATGAAGGCTGAGGTCAACCGCGAGAAGCAGGCCGAGAAGCTGCGGCAGGGCCTCGGCACGAATCAGACCATCCGGGTGAGGTTCACGAAGTGAAGCTGCTCGACTTCTTTCGCGGCAAGCCCGCGCCCCGTCGCCCCCGGCGCGCGTTCGACGCCGCCAACACCGGTCGGCTCTTCGCCGACTGGCTCACGCTGCCGAAGTCGGCAGACAGCGACATCCGCTACACGCTCAAGGCGATGCGGGCGCGATCCCGCGACCTCGCGCAGAATAACGACTACGCCCGGCGGTATCTTGACCTCGTGGCCGTCAACGTCGTCGGGCCGAAGGGCATCACCCTGCAGGTCCGCGCGCGCGAGCCGAACGGCATCCTCGACCAGGTGGCGAACCAGCAGCTCGAGCGCGCCTTCTACGACTGGGGCAAGCCGATGAGCTGCACCGTCGATGGCCGCCTCAGCTGGGTCGACTGCCAGAAGGTCTTTATGGACTCGGTCGTGCGCGACGGCGAGTGCTTCGTGCTTTTCGTCGAGGACAACGCCAACCCCTACCGGTTCCGGCTGCAGTTCATCGACCCCGACCTCATCGACCAGGACAAGAACGACATCCTCTCGAACGGCAACCTCATCCGCATGGGTGTCGAGGTGACGCCCGAGGGTCGCCCGGTCGCTTACTACGTCAAGACGCGGCACCCCGACGACTACCAAACCGGAGCCGCCGCGCCGGTTCGCGAACAGCGAATCCCGGCCGAGCGCATGATCCACGCCTTCCGGCAGGACCGCATCGGCCAGACGCGAGGCACGCCGTGGACGACGACGGCCATGACCCGGCTCAAGATGCTGGGCGGTTACGAGGAGTCCGAGCTTGTCGCGGCGCGAATCTCGGCGTCGAAGATGGGCTTCTTCACGAGCGAGGCGGGCGACGACTACCAGGGCAACGGCGAGGACGGCGACGGCACGATCCGAATGGAGCTGCAGCCCGGCACGTTCGAGCAGCTGCCGGCGGGTGTCGAGTTCAAGCCCTTCGACCCGCAGCACCCGAGCACGGCCTTCCGCGACTTCGAGAAGGCCATGCTTCGCGGCATCGCGTCGGGCCTCGGGGTGTCCTACACCTCGCTGGCCAACGATCTCGAGGCCGTCTCGTACAGCAGCATTCGGCAGGGGCTGCTTGAGGAGCGCGACTTCTGGCGGACGGTGCAGTTCTGGATGATCGAGCACTTCTGCCAGCCGGTCTATGAGCGGTGGCTGCGTCAGGCGCTCGACGCCGGCGTGCTCAACCTGCCCGCCGCCAAGTACTTCAAATTCCGCTCGACCCAGTGGGTGCCGCGCGGCTGGCAGTGGGTCGACCCGCGCAATGAGGCCGAGGCGCAGATCACGGCCATCAATGCGGGTTTGATGACCCGCACCCAGGCGCTGGCCGAGCGCGGCCTCGACATCGAGGACGTCTTGCGCGAGCGGCAGGCCGAGGACGAGATGATCGCCGAGTTCGACATCAACCTGACCGGCAACGCCCCGGCGCAGCCGGTGCCGGTGCCGCCCCCGGCGGCGGGGGGTGAGTGATGGCCGGCCGATACGACTTCGCCTGCGAGCAGGGGGCGACCTTCTCCCGCGTGGTGACCTACCAAGGTTCCGACGGCGTGGCCGTTAATCTGGCCGGTTACACGGCGCGGATGCAGGTGCGTGAGACGGCCGAGTCGGGCACGGTGCTGCTCAACCTCACGACCGAGAACGGCGGGATCGCCTTGGGCGGCTCGGCCGGCACGGTCACGCTGACGGCGACCGCGACCCAGACGGCGGCGATCGCGGCGGGCGAATGGGTGTACGACATCGAGCTGGTGAACGGTGCGACCGTGACGCGGCTGCTCCAAGGCTGCTTCGCGGTGGATGCGGAGGTTACGCGGTGACGCAGGTGCTCATCGACGAGTCGCTGCAGACGGTTGTGGTCGAGGAGACCGCGACGACGGTCATCGTCCGCGCGCCGGGCCCCGCGCCCGCAGGTGCCGGTGCCGGTACGGTCACGTCGATCGACGCCTCGGGCGGCACGACCGGCCTGACCTTCAGCGGCGGCCCGGTGACGGGCGCAGGCACGCTGACGCTCGCAGGGACGCTCGCTGTGGCTTCTGGCGGCACGGGGGCGACGGATGCCGCCACCGCGCGCGGGAACCTCTCTGCGGCCGTCTCCGGCGCGAACAGCGACATCACGAGCATGACCGGCGTGACGGGCGGCATCGCCTCGCCCGACTTCATCACCTTCGACACCGGCGCGACGACCTCGGCGGCGGTTGGCCGGTTGCGGTGGGACTCGGCGAACGGCACGGCCCGCCTCGGAATGGTCGGCGGCAACGTCGAGTCGCAGCTCGGGCAGACCATCGACGCGCTGGTGCACAACGCCGAGGCGACCAGCCTGAGCAAGGGCGAGGTCGTCTACCTGTTCTCGGCGACCGGCGACCGCGCGTCGGTGAAGCGTGCCGCCAACACCGGGGACGCCACCTCTGCCAAGACCATCGGCGTCGTCGCTGAGTCGATCGCCGCCGGCCAGAACGGCCTGATTCGCTGCCAAGGCGTGCTCGACGGGCTCAACCTCGGCGCGTTCACGGCGGGCGACACGCTCTACCTGGGCGCGACGGCTGGCACGACGACGGCGACCAAGCCGGTCGCCCCGAATCACCTCGTCTATGTCGGCGTGGTCGAGCGCGCGAACCCCGGAAACGGCCAGCTCTATGTCCGCGTGCAGAACGGGTACGAGCTCAACGAGCTGCACGACGTGCTCATCACGAGCCCGGGCGCGGGTGCGGTGCTGTCCTACGATGCGACGAACTCGCTCTGGAAGGACGCCACCATCGCGGGCGGCGCGGGCATCACGGTCACGAACGCCGACTCGTCGGTGACGGTTGCGACCTCGGGCGCGGTGACGAGCTCGGGCTTCACGATGACGACGGCGCGGCTTTTGGGCCGCACGACGGCGAGCACCGGGGCCATCGAGCAGATCACGGTCGGCTCGGGTCTCTCGCTCTCTGGCGGCACGCTGACGGCGACGGGTGGCGGCTCGGGCACGGTGACCTCGGTCGACGTGTCGGGCGGCACCACGGGCCTCACGACCTCGGGCGGCCCCGTCACCGGCGCGGGCACCA